GGTATCACGCCGGAGCAGATGCGGGAAATGATCTGCGGGTACATGGACTCGTATGGTTTGGCTGAGATTCGTATTGAGAAGAACGGCTTCCAGGGGTTCCTGGTTCACGACAAGACCCTGAATAATTATGCGGCCTCCCGTGGCGTGCTGATCCAGCCGCATTACACGGGTAGCAATAAGCATGACGCTGATTTCGGTGTCGCATCCATGACTGCACTGTTCCACGGCTGGGAGGACAAGCAGTGCATGGTGGAGTTCCCGTCCAGCATGAACAGTGAAGCGGTCAAATCCATGATGGAGCAGTTCGCTACGTGGCAGCCCGCAGCGCCGAAGAGCCAGAAGACGGACATCGTGATGGCTTTCTGGTTCGCGGAACTTGCGTGCCGGGACCGCGTGGTCACTTTCACTGGTGGCGCGCACCGCAAGAACGAGTTTTTAACCCCTTGGGATATCAGGCAGCAGCGAACCGTGAGCCTTATGGACGCTGAAGCGCACGGTTTGTGGAGGCCGGTAGGAGCGGTATGAGTGATTACAGTAGAGAGTTAAGGAACAAGTACGAGGGTTTGCGTCAGCGTTACGCTGGGCGTGACTCGCGCATGAGCCTTGTGCGGATGATCCGTCAGGGCCGCATGAACGAGGTGTACCCGGACTTGTTCCCCGCTGGCCCACTGAACATGGGCATTGTCGCGAACATGATTGACGTGGCAGCGCACGATTTGAGCGAGGTTCTCGCTCCCCTGCCGTCATTCAACTGCGCCTCATCGAAGAGCGTGTCGGACACTGCCCGTAAGTTTGCTGAGAAGCGAACCCTGATCGTTCAGGGTTACGTCAGCCACTCAGATTTGGCTCGTCAAATGTACCGGGCAGCGGACCAGTACTTCACGTACGGTCACGTGCCCGCAATCGTTGAGATTGATGACGAGAATAAACTGCCAGCGATCACGTTCATGGACGCGCTTGGCGCGTACCCCGTGTTTGACCGGTGGGGCAACGTGAAGGAAGCGATGTTTGCTTTCACGCTGACCCGTCAGGACATTATCGCGCGCTACCCGCACGCTGAGCGAATCTTGAAGAAGGACACGCAAGCGTACGGGAACAGTAACGACATGCACACTGTGGTTCGTTACCACTCCGCTAAGCACAACACGATGTTCCTGCCTGAGAAGGGCGGGTACGTGTTGGAGATGCACGACAACCCCGCTGGGATGTGCCTGGTGGAGTGGACTGTGCGACCGACGGTGGATGGTGACCCTCGCGGTCAGTTCGATGACGTGGTTGGCGTGCAGTTGGCGAAGGGCCGCATGGCTCTGCTCGCTTTGGAGGCCGCCAATAAGAGCGTCCAGGCTCCACTGGTTTTGCCGCCCGACGCGCAAGAACTGGCGCTTGGCCCTGACGCTGTGCTGCGCACCGCGAGCGCGGAGAAGGTGCGGCGGGTACCGCTAGAGGTGCCACAATCGGCGTTCGCTGAGCAGGGCGTGCTGGATGGTGAGTTGCGTAACGGCGCACGCTACCCCGAAGCCCGCACCGGGGACGTTGACGGTTCCATTGTGACTGGTCGTGGCGTTCAAGCCCTCATGGGTGGCTTCGATACGCAGATCAGGGCCGGTCAAGCGATGTTCGCGAAGACACTAGAGCGCCTAGTGAGCAAGGCACTGGAACTTGACGAGCGGTTGTACCCGAACTTGGAGCGCACCATGCGCGGCAACAACCAGGGCACCCCGTACGAGATTAAGTACAAGCCTTCCAAGGACATTAAGGGTGATCACACCGTTGATGTGCAGTATGGCTTGATGGCTGGCCTTGACCCGAACCGTGCGCTCGTATTCGGGCTACAAGCCCGTGGTGACAAACTTATTAGTCGTGATTTCCTGCGTAGGCAAATGCCGTTCGCCCTGGATGCCACCGAAGAGGAGCAAATGGTGGACATTGAGGAGATGCGTGACGCATTGAAGACCGCTGTTGCGGGCTACGCGCAAGCGATCCCCGCTCTCGCCAGTCAGGGGCAAGACCCTGGCGACATTTTGGAGCGAGTAGCGGAGATTATCTCAGGGCGTGAAAAAGGTAAACCAATCGAAGCGGTTGTTATTGATGCTTTCGCACCTGAGGAACCACCTCCGGGGGAGCAACTTGGTATAGACGGCACTGATCCTGCCTCCCAAGCAGGCTCCCCCGGCGGTGTAGATGGTTTAAACGCGGACGGGACTATGCGTGGCGTGGCCCCTGGGCAGCAAGGAATGGGTCCTGGTGGTCGCCCTGACCTGTCAATGCTGCTCGCAGGGCTGGGCAGGAACGGTGAACCGAACATGCAAGCAGCAGTATCCCGTCGTCTACCTATCTAGGAGTACTCATGGCACGTCACTCAGACCTCATGGCAGGTATCCGTATGGGTGATTTGGCGGTCAGCCTCATCGCCAGTGGCACCCCGTACTCCCCTGACGTAGCGGATGACCTCGCTCGCCGCACCCTTGACCTGTGGAACGGCACGCTGGATGCGATGGATGAGTTCTCCATGCTGGATAACGGGGCGTGTGACCCTGAGCAGGACGATGAAGATTACGGCCCTACGCCGAATAAGGAACTACAGACTCCGCACATAGTGCGTTTCATGGAACAGTGGGGTGAGGAAGATGCCTAGTGGTGGGTACAGAAAGCCCAGTAAACCGGCACCCGTCTCTCCCCCTGGCGCTATGAGCCGTCGCACTGATGGCGGTCCAGCGCAGGCACCTCAAAAAATGAGTGGCTTGCCATACGGTGAGAACGATGACTTCAACGAAATGCAGTCTTCAGCACCATTAGCAGCGTCCCCCACGCCCGCAAGCAACCCTGCACCTACGCGGGGTGGGGGTCCTGCGGCTGCGACCCCGTTGATGTCGCCTTCTGGTAGGCCCGCGGAGCCGGTAACTGACGGCTCAATGGTCGGACCCGGTAACACTCCGGCTGCTAACTACAAGGAGCAGGCCGGTGAGGACATGCAAATACTGAAAAAGTACTTGCCTGCGTTAGAGGTTCCGTTGCAGTGGGAAGACACGCCGCGCTCGTACAAGATGCTTGTGGCTTACATAAGGAACTCATGAGGAAAGCACGCTGGCAAGAGGGTTCGCAGACGGACTTGTTCCTCACTGCGGCGCAGCGTTTGGGTTACGGCAACGCTCCCCTCGCCTGGGGTTTGAGTAAAGCACGATGGGATTCTAAGGAAGACCTCATTATGTTCTTGGATGCTTTAACCATGCCCACTTACGATCAGGGAGGGGAGAGCATTGGCTGATAATTACTTCGGCGGTACGCCAACTGAAGCGTACGCACTTCCCCGCTACCCTGGTGTCGTTGGTGATAACCAGCCTGAAACCATCGCTAAGGGTAAGAGCGCATGGCAGTCGTTCGTTGAAAGCACTGAGTTTGAAGCGGCAACTCGTGCTTTCCGCACTATCGGTAAAGGTATCGGCGCAGTATCCACTGGCGCTTTCAACGGTGGCGCTTACCCCTTGAAGACTGCTTCCAGCCTGTATGAAGGATTGACTCGCTCGTACGCTGGAATGAGACTCAGCCAGATAACTGACGATAAAGAAATCATTGAGGCTTACCAGGCTGAGTTGAAGGCTAATCGGGACCCAAACACTCTTGGCGCTGAGGGACCGAAGTACGGCATTCAGCCCAGCCTACTGTCGAAGGCTGTCGGTAACTTTGAGAAGGGCGTGTCACTTTTTCTTACGCGCCCGCTCAGCACCGGCTTCATGCTCACGGACCCTGACAACCCGTACCGAAGCAAAGGTCCCGTAAACTTTGTGCGGGACTCGTGGAATCGAAGCGAGAAGGTCCCGTTCTCACGGGCGATGGTCGCTAACGAGTTGGGTAACTACCTGCCTCCGCAGATGAACCCCACTGCTGCGCTCACGTCAGCGTTAGGTTTTGATCAGTACGACATTTACAGCGACGAGAGCATGGAAGCCGCTGACCAGAACCCGTACTATCAAGTGATCACTGGAACTATCCAGATAGGTACTGAGTTCATTCCCGTGCCTTTGGCCCCCATCAAGGGCGCTAAGGCTGGCCTAGGTTTTAAACGCTACATAGATGACATTGAAGACTTGGATGCTATTCGTGTTGACTATGAGCGGCACAAGGCTTGGCGTGCAGAGAAAGAAGCGAAAGGCTCACAGGTAGTTCCTGATGCTGAGCCTCGCCCTGAGCGGATGGACTCTCTTGATTGGGCTATTCGCGACCTTGAAAAAGACTTAGCGGATGCGCAGCGTGCGGGCGATGAGGCCAAGGTGCGAGACATCCAGGGCGCTCTTGACGAGGCGCGCCTCACTGACGCGCGTACTCGTGCCGATAGTGCTGCGTTGCAGAATAACGGGCAGTACACCAGTGAGGTCGTCCTTGACGATGGCATAACGCCAGCGCGAACCCCCACCGGTATCAACATTGAGAAGATCGCTCGTCAAACAAGCGCCGATCAGATCGCTCGTAACCCGCTCGTGAAGTTGATGCCCGCGGCAGACCGGGCGCGACTGGCTAACATCCTGGCGCGCACCAACGACGAGGACACGGTTTTTGAAATCCTGCAAGGCATGAGGGGCGACATGATCGCTCTTGGTCGGTTGCAGCGGAGTTACCCCGAGGTCGTGTGGCAACTGGGTGAAGGCGACGCTATGCGCACTCGTCGGCTACTGAACGGTGAACCGTACCGTCCAGTGGGTAACGAGGCAGATAAGGTTCGTCAAACGTTTATTAGCAGTAACGCACGCGACGAGTACTTCGCTGATGTCCGCGCATTAATGCGTGGTCGTGATAACGAGTACGGCGAGTGGATGACTGGTTTCCAGGGCGGCTCACGTATGCCGACCATTCGCGGTAAGGGAATCACTGGTGGCTTCGCCCCGATGGTTACTCGCGTGCGTGGCGCTGTTGATGACTGGGTTTACAAGTGGCAGACCCGCCAGTTTGAGGGCATTGAGGATTTCGTAACAACCACTAGCACACCGAAGTACCCGGGTGGTCCGGTCACTCAGTTCGTTCACTGGGCTGGTAAGCGTGTACCTAAGGGTCGCGTCAGCATTAGTTCCTCCCGCCCGAACGACTGGCTAACTGAGTTCGACGCGATGATGGGTGAGA